AGCCCCAAGTGCTGTCCTACATGATTCAAACGATTTGAGTTAAACATGAAATACCTGCGAGCCACCTTCAACGTATCAACAGACTTTACAGGAGTAGGTGGACCTAGGTCATGGTACACAAACCTAGCGTTAGCTTTACGCATATCAAACCTGTCACCATTATGCGCTATAACAATGTCAGCCTCATCAAACAACTCCCACATCTTCTTTACAACATGAAAATCGTTCTCTGGGTCTTTGTCATAGGCTTTAGGAAAATCAACTAGCGAACATACATGCGTGCGTTTCTGATGCTCCCACCTGTACGACACACACATAATGTACCATTCACGCTTATGCTCAATAACATCTTGCTGATACTGCCCCCACACATAAGACAAATTGGGGGCCGTTTCAATGTCGTAGTAAAGAATTTTAGTCATATACCATTCTAAGGGACAGTCAGTAGTCGAAGGGTGCATACCCCTTCCCACCAGTTGCCATCGTCAGATAATTTCTCCGCTGACATAGCAATCTGGTCAATTACGCAAATATCAGTTTGCGAACCTTCCTGATACGTTATGATTTCCCGATTTGCCATAGCTGTTTTTAACGCATTGTATTCAGCTTTCGTATCGTATCCGATGGCAGAACCTCTACCTCTAGATGTAGCAACCCTTGTTTTAAGAATAATTGGTAAGATTATTTCGTCTACTCTTGTCGGCGCAGGAAACGCTTGGATTCTCCACGACTCAATAATAGGGCCAGCAGTTACTACAGAGTCCCTAGTTAAATTAAGTTGCACTTTGAACGCTTCAGATAGTTCAGGGACAAGCGTCGTAATGTTCGTAGCAACCTTGTTACTTAAGTTCCCTGTTGTGACGCTAACGTTCTCATCATTCGTAACCGTCGCTGTTATCGAACCACCAGCGCTAGAAGCAGCACCAGCATACTGAGTGCTACTACCGCTGTACTCTACACCTGACTCACTGTATTGATTGCTTGTAGATGACAAAGATGACGGAGCGTAACGTATCTCAATGTTCCTCAACACCTTATCAAACTGGCTATTCCAACTCACATCACCAACCGTTAACGTGCCAGAGGCAACCAACTCACCAGTAGACTTCTCACCCTGCACACCATTAGTAGAATCAGTAAAATACGTTTTGCCCAAAGCCCTAGCAATAAACATAACGTTACTTGGAGAAGCGTCAGCACCACCAGATGTCCCATCTTTAACTGACACTACATCTGCTGCCCAAGCAGGAACAAGCGTTTCAGTAAACCGTGACAAATCAGCTCGATACACTTTGCCAGAACCGCCACCAAACCACACAAAGCGTTCATCAGCAGCCAAACTAAATACTTGCCCAACGTCATCAATAACAGGACCATACGTTACCGCCCCTGACCCCCCATCAATAGCAGCGATACGCAAACCTTTAGTAGTCGCTAACGCAAGGATACCTGCATAAGAAACCATGTCGTTAATCTTTTCGCCTCTGGGCAATTCAGCTACTTGTTGTGGTTCGTCAAGCAAACCATCAGCAGCAGCTACAGATATAAAGCTAATAAAACCTGTATCAGCAGCGTTACCTGCTGCATAGAAACCTACTGGACCTGAACAAACCGTGACCCAACTACCGCCTGCTTGAGGAATGGTTGAGTCAAGGCTGCTAGAAACTTTTGCACCGCTAGAATTAACTTCAGATATGTTATCGCCATCTAAGAAAAACAGCCTGCCACCAACAAGTCGAATAAAGTCAGGGTTTAACGATCCAAAACTTGCTGGTTGCGTAGTAGCACCAAGATTGACGCTAGCAGCAGCCCTGTTAGAGCCATACGCAATAAACACTTTTGAACCGTCAGACGCAATATCAGTTATAGTCTGCGGACTAGCTAAAGCTGTAACTGCTGACCAGTTAACATCAGCGTCAGCAGAGTTAAAGGAGTTAGAAAAATACAAGTTTGTTCCTTGAGCCACATACATGTACGACCCAAGCATTTTCATCTTTACATCAGTCCACGCAAACGTGTCGTTCTTAGACTCACAAATAGGCAACAAACTAATCTGCCCCTCAGTCCACACATCAACACCAGACGACTCACTAAACCTTGAGCGATTAGAATTAGCATGATCGTAAAACTTTTGCCCAGACCCAAACGACCAATCAGTCTGCGACCTCAACCAAAACTGAGAACTTATTGACTGCTCACCAGGCTCGTCAGACGTATCTCTTTGCTCACGCAACGTAGGAATCGTAGTACGACGGTATTGGTCAACGTCAATGTTGTACGAACGTGCATCAGCATCTATCGTTAGCGTAACTGGTAGCCGTTCAGCTTTGTGAACCATTTACACCCCTCTATAGAAAGAGTTTTGTGTCTTAGTCCCTGATCTCATCCAATACGTTGGATACTGCTGATCTAACCTAGCTGCTTCAGCATTTATTCTGGTTTCACGTAACGCTCGAAGGTCACGCATAGAAGCAGATATAGCACCGGCAGGGACTTCATCTGCTCTACGACTAGACCCTTGTTCATCTATAAATTCACGCCGAACAGGTCGAGTAGACATTAACCGTAACGCTGCTCCAACTGACGGCAAATCATACGCTGATGAGTGTAAGCCAACAGTGCTTAACGCTGTTGACGTAGCCGCTAAAGCTGTAAATCCTGTCTTGTATTGGACTCTGACTTTTTGCCCAGAGTTAGCGTCATCATGTAGAACCAAAGCATACCCTGATGCGAACGAAGCGGTATTACGATCTCGTCGCAAAGTCCACGCAGGCAACACCGGCTCAGTATTCTCAGAACCATCATCAGTGTACGTTACTTGGTACACGGTCAAAACGTCGTCAGTTACGCCTGTAAGATCGTATCCATCTTGAGATATGTTGTATGTAAACTCAACAGTTTTCATCTGGTACAAACCGTTTTGCGGCGACGATAAATCAGCTAACTCGTCGTTAATAGCGTTTAGCACAAGTTGTGCAGGAAACTTAGGGTTAACAGTTACTAAATCACCTGTGCTGTGTGAAGCAGCGGTTGTGCCTCGAAAGCCACGCCTAACAGTAGCGTTATTAGTAGAAGCGTTAACGCTAAACACATACATTAGCTCAGTGCCTACTTCGATAATTGATCCTTCAACAATGCTAGAACTGTCATAGGTAAATGCTACGGTTGTATCACTTGTACTTAAATCTGCTGATAACTGGTCATGTTCTTCAACATAATCAGTTAACAACAAGTTCTTAGTTTCGTCTATCCACGTTTGAGCAGTCATACCGCCTCAATACTATTCATAAGTCTTTCGCTTTCTTTCCTACTCGCATCACTAGAATACAAACGACCTGCTTGAATTTCGCTTTTAGTTTCAGCATGTTTCTCTAAATGCGCTGAACCATTAATAGATTTAGGTTGCACACCGCTTTGACGCAAACGCTTATACGCAGACATGTCAGCATCTTTAGCTTTCTCAGCTTTCTTTGTAGCTTCTAAATCAATCACAGAATTACGAGAAGGCG